AGATAAACAGCCCATAACCAACTTCCCCCTAAAGAACAGTGACTTGAAAGACGCTCCTGTTGTCATCTACGAATTTCCCATCGAAAATCCTCCATATGGACTTTATGTAGCTGGTGTTGACCCATATAGACAAGGTCAAGCTGCATATTCCACCTCTCTGGGTAGTGTGTACATTTATAAAAGAATGCATGACATAACAGGAGAGAAATATCAGGATATGTTCGTAGCTTCGTACTGCGCTAGACCTGAGAAGAAGGAAACGTGGGAAGAACAGGCTAGATTGCTCATCAAATATTACAATGCTAGAACGCTTTGTGAGAATGATGACATCTCCTTCATAGAATACATGAAAGCAAAGGGAGATGCACACTATCTAGAGAAACAACCTGACTGGCTGAAAGAAGTGGTGCCTGGAACAACAGTGAAACGTGACTATGGTGTACACCGTTCTGCAGATAAGATAAGAGACTACCTGCATAACTGTCTGAAGAAGTATATGGAGGCTGTGATATATCAGGATAAAGATGAAGATGGTAAGGTGATTAAAGAAGTGACAGGTGTATCAAAGATATTTGATCCTGTGCTGTTGGAGGAGATAATTCAGTATAACGATCAAGGTAACTTTGACCGTATTGTGGCTGCAGAACTTGCTATAGCTCAGGCAATTAAGATGGACCCTGTGCTTGGTAAGGTGGGAGGATCATCAGATCCTAGAGTGAGTGCGATATTCAAACCCAACAAGAAGAACGTATTGTTCACAGAATCTCGTGGGTTATTTAATAAAAGGAAAAAAAGTAAACTATTTTTATAATGGCTATCATTAGATATACCAAGGATGCTACGATTAGATATGCCTATCTAAACATATTCCCTGATCAGTTCAAGACTGACAAGGAAAAGCAAGATGAGAGTTGGATAAAGAATACCATGGACTACTTTGCAAACAAGGCATATGCTGAGTATGTAAAGAATCGTGACACCTTTGTCAAGAATTATGACTTAATGAAAGGCATCCTTCGCATGGAGGACTTCTATCAGGAGCCTCAGGTGAGAAGCTTTACAGATATGATGACAGCTGATTTACAGCTTCCTGCATACGTGAAGATGTATTCCATCATAACCACTCCTGTTAACGAGCTGGTTGGCGAGATATCAAAACGTCCAGACACATTCCGTGTTAAGGCATTTGATGATGACAGTAAATCTGAAGAGTTGCAGTTTAAGACAGAGATTCTTCAGCAATACGTTTTAAATGAGGCTAAACAAAAAATCATACAGTCTGCTGCTCTGAGTGGAGAAGAAATTTCTGATGAGGAATTGCAGCAGATGAGTTTTGAACAAGTGAAAGAACAATTGGATGCTTACACATCTGTGGCTGAGAAATGGGCCAACCATGTTCTCACTTGTCAGAAAGCAGAGTTTAACTTAAAAGAAAAGTCAGAAGACGCCTTCCGTGATATGTTGATATCTGGAAGGGAGTTCTATCACATATATGAAGACAACTCAAAACTTGGATTTAACATTGAGGTGGCTAACCCAAAGAACACTTGGTTTCTTACAACTCCTGATCGTAAGTGGATCTCTGATCCTACAGGTAGAGCTCAGGGGGCTTATGCCGCTGGTACAGTTCAGGTTATGGAGCTTTCAGAAATCATTGAGAGTATTCCTGACCTCACCAAAGAAGAGATTGATCACTTACGTTCATCTCTTCAAGACTATGGATTGATTAATGTACGTGAGTCCAACCTTGGTAATCCTGATGCGATTCCTGGTATAGACTCTGTAATGTATGATACATATGATCCTCTTGTTCTTCAAACTCGTATGATTATTGAATCAGAGATGAAGGAGAACAATGATGGATTGAAAGACTTCTTGGGACTTACATCTAACGTATCTTCCTTTGGATACAAATACGTTGTTGTTCGTTGTTACTGGATTAGTAAGAAGAAGATTGGTAAGCTCATCTATTTAGATGAATTGGGCAACGAACAGTCTGTTCTGGTAGACGAGAACTACAAATCTGGTACTGTTCCTACACAACAGAGTTTGGAATGGGGATGGATTAATCAATGGTATCAGGGTACAAAGATTGGTCCAGACATCTATCACATCAAACCATTCAAGCTTCTTAACTATTGTCCCATCATTGGTACAACTTATGAAGTGAAGAACACAGAGGCTAAGTCTCTAGTAGATTTGATGAAACCTTTCCAAGTGTTGTACAACGTTTGTATGAACCAGTTGTACAAATTGCTTGAGAAGGAAGTGGGTAAGGTGTATTTGACTTCCATCAGACATATTCCTGTTCCAAAGGATGGTGATGCTCAAGATGCATTAGACATCTGGGAAATGGAAGCACGTAACAGGGGTGTTGTATTTATTGATGATAGCCCTGAGAACTTAAAGAGTCCTTCTAGCTTCAACCAGTTTAGGGATATTGATCTTACACGTACACAGGAGATTCAATCTCGTTATACACTAGCTCAGCAAATGAAGAATGAATGTTGGGAACTGGTAGGTTTGTCTAAGCAACGTCTTGGTTCTGTATCAGCTAGTGAGTCTGCAACAGGAACTAACACAGCCATTCAACAATCCTATTCTCAGACAGAACCTTTGTTTGTAGCACATGAATATGTTCTTGGACAGCTATATCAAGCCATCATTGATGCAGCCTTGTATGTAGAATCCAAGAAGCCTCAGTCTACACTCTCTTATATTACAAATGAAGGAGAGTCAGCATTTGTTTCTGTAAATGGTTCTGATTTAAGATTCCGTGATTTGAAAGTGTTCTTGACTAATCGTCCTGAGGATACACAAATGTTCAATGAGCTTCGTCAACTTGCTCAGGCTGTTATTCAGAACGGTGGAAGCTTGTACGATGTAATTGAGCTTTACAGCACCAAGTCTATGAGAGCCATGAAGAAGGTGTTCAAAGATTTGCGTGATAAGCAAGATGCCATCCAGCAACAGCAATTGCAACAAAGACAACAAGAGCTTGATCAGCAACAACAACAAGCTGCAGCTCAATTGGAGCAGTCTCAATTGCAACATGAACAACAAATTGCTCATGATGACTACCAGAAAGAGCTTGACAGAATCAATAAGAAAGAGATTGCTATAATCTCAGCCACAGGTTATGGAAAGGTGGCTTCCGAAGATGTAAACTCTAATGCTGTTCCTGATGTGTTGGAAGTGAGCAGACTTGCTAATGAAGAAACATCTGCAGCAAATCAACATCAGGCAAAGCTTATGGAAATAGCATCCAAGGAAAGACAGGCTGCTGAAAAGCTAGCTCTGGAAAGAGAGAGACTTCAAGTAGATAGAGAAAATCAAAAGAACGACTTAGCAGTAGCTAGAGAAAATGCAAAAGGAAGGGCTAAACAACCTAAACCTAAGAAATAATGTTTGATAGGCTAATAGACCTACTTACAGGCTGGTTTGAACAACTGATTCCCTTCTTCATCGTAAGAGATTATGAGGAAGCAGTTGTTCTAAGGTTTGGTAGGTTCCACAAGGTGGCTAAACCTGGTTTCCACTGGCGCATCCCTTTTGTGGATGAGCCTATGGAACAGCATGTTGTGGTTACTACTATCAGCCTAGCTCCCCAGAGCTTATATACAAAAGACAAGCAGAACATTGTGGTGAAGGGTGTGATTAAGTACAGGATCTATGATGTTCAGACATTTCTTTTAGAAGTGTATGATGCTCAGGATGCTATATCAGATATGACCCAGTCTATCGTTAAGAACATCATCATGGATAAAACCCTGGATGAGTGTATAGATACTGAGATAGACAACACCCTCACGAAGAAAGCTAGGGTGGAAGCTAAGAAGTGGGGAGTGGAAATCCAGCAGGTAACCCTCACTGACCTAGCCCCAATCCGTTCTTTCAGGCTTATAAACGATACCATCGTAAACAAACTTGATTAGAGTAAATTAGATTAATGCTATATTATCTACGAAAAACCTTGATATAGCAACATAACTCTTTGCTATTCAATTATATCTATCTATTTTTACAGGCGTATAAACCAAATTAAAATAAACTACATATGGCTGAGAACCTTGATAGTCCGTCATTCGGCAACTTTAGTATTGAAAATACTATGGAAATGGGACCTGGGGGAGCAGAATTGTTAAACGATCTGTTGTCTCCTGAGACTTCTACAAGCAACCCTGATGGTATTCAGGAGATTGTAAAGAATGTAGAAGATCCTGCCCCTGCTCCAAAACCTGATGTTCCTAAGGGAAAAGAAATTGTTCCTAAAGAAGATGGTAAAGAACCCACAGGTCAAGACCTCATCTCAAGCTTCCTTGGTGATAACACTGATGAAGAAGAGACTGAGGATACACAACCCGCTGACAATCAACCAGTTAAAAAGAAAGCACCTGAAGCAAAACCTGCTGAAGCTGCTCCTGCTGATGAAGAAGAGAGCGAAGAGGGTGATGAGCAAGTGAGTCAATTCACAGCTCTTTCCCGTGATCTCTTTAAACTTGGTGTCTTTTCAAAAGATGAAGAAGAGGAAGATGTAAACATCTCTACTCCTGAAGAATTCCTTGAGCGCTTCCAAAATGAGAAGAAGAAAGGAGCTGTTGAAATGGTACAAAACTTCATTGGTCAGTTTGGTGAAGACTATCAACAAGCATTCGACGCTATATTCGTAAAAGGTGTTAGTCCTAAAGAATACTTTGGTACCTACAATAATGTAGTGAGCTTTTCTGAAATGGATCTGTCACAAGAGAACAATCAGGTGGCAGTGATAAAGCAAGCATTAGCTGACCAAGGTTTTGAGCCTGAGGACATTAACACAGAAGTTGAAAGACTTAAAAACTATGGTGATCTTGAGAGCGTAGCTACAAAGCACCATAAAGTGTTGGTTAAGAAGGAAGCCGCAAAGCTCTCACAAATGGAGCAAAAGGCTGAACAAGAACTCCAACAAAAACAGGCAGTTAAAAACCAATACATCCAAAACGTTCAACAAGTTTTACAAGATAAGTTGAAATCTAAGGAGTTTGATGGAATCCCCATCAATCCCAAGTTGGCTAACGAACTACAAGACTTCCTACTGGTAGATAAGTACAAAACTCAGTCTGGTGAAACACTGACTGATTTTGACAAGACCATCTTGGAATTGAAGAGACCTGAGAACCATGCAACAAAAGTGAAGGTTGCTCTCTTGCTCAAAATCCTAGAAAAAGATCCCACCCTATCTACCATCCAAAAAACAGGCGTTTCAAAGAAATCAAACGAACTGTTTGGGGAAGTGGCTAGACAAGTGACTCGCACTAAGACAGCAAGTAGCTCTCAGCCTTCTAAACAAAATTCATGGTTCATTTAAATTTTCATTAAATAAAAGGATAACAAAATGGCAATTCAAACAATCCCAGGTCTAACTGGCTTCACGTATGCTCGTGTCGCATCTATGGACAAGCGTGCTGTGGGTAAGCTAACTGACGCTAACCACCTGGAGAGCTTTCACTCAACTGAGCCTGCTGATTACGATAAGAAAATCATCAGTCTCTATACACAGAGCTCTCTTTACAGCAATGACTTCCTAGACATGATCAACAAAAGCACGCCTTATTACATTGATAATAATAGCGATGCTTGGAAATGGCAAGTAGCTGTTCCCTACAAATTCCCTAAGATTATCGACATCCCTGCTTCAACTCTTGAGTTGAGCAAGCCTGGTATCGATGGTCAAGAGTTCCAATTGGTAATTGACACAAACGAGTTCTCTAAGAACGCAATCGTTTCTGTTGGTTCTCGCCAATATGGTCCTCGCTTTTACGTTATTAAGGATCCAGTTCCTTGGAACATGGGCTTCCTTTATAGCTTCACTTTGGTTACAGACAATCCAACTGTAGACTTCGTTAGCCCTACCTTCTTGCAAGTGGGTATTGAACTTGAGTTGGTTGATGCTGCAATTGGTGAGTTCGATCAAGATTTGTTAGGTCTTCCTCGTTTGGGTGAGCAAATCACAATGTTTGAATCTTTGGGTTCTGCATATGGTTTTGAGCACAAAATCACTGAGTGGGCTGATGACAAAATGATGCGTGACTCTGCAGGACGTCCTTTGGATATCCTTGTTTATGCACCTCAGCGTCGTAACCAACTTCCTTTGACTCGTAACGATGTTAAATGGGAGCCATTCATTGAGTTCTGGATGCGTAAGTCTATGCTTGAGTTGAAAGTTAAGCGTATGATTTGGTCTCGTCCTGGTACTGTTAAGACTAACGGTAGCAAGCAAGAACTTAAGCGTACATCTGCTGGTGTTTATCACAGAATGCGTAATAACGGTAACTTGGTTCAGTACAACCGTGGAGAATTCACTGCAAACTTGATTCGTTCAGTGTTTGGTGACTTGTTCTATCGTCGTGTGGATGTTAAGGACCGTCGTGTTAAAATGTATACTAACGAAGCAGGTTTTGACGTGTTCCAACAAGCTTTGAAGACAGACGCTTTGAACAGTGGTTTGACATTCATGGCTGATAGCGGAAACCGTTACATGCAAGGAGAAGGTCAACACATCACTTACAACTTTGCATTCGATGCAATGGTTACTCGTGAGACTGGTCGTGTTGAATTGATTCACTTGAAAGAACTTGACTTGCCTCAATCTAACCTTGAATTTGGTCAGAACAAGAAGTCAACTCCTGTATTCATGGTGTTCGACGTATCTCCAATGTCTGATGGTTCTTTGGTTAACAACATCCGTGAAGTTCGTATGAAGGGTGCACCTTCTATGACTTGGGGTTATATCGATGGAACTCGTCACCACTTAGGCTTTGCTAAGTCTCAGGGTATGAGCTCTGCGAACAAATTCCCAGGATATGAAATCTGGATGAAGGATCGTTGTGATGTATTCATTGAAGACTTGTCTCGTACAGTTTTGATTGAAGAGATCCCACAATTCTAAGGATCCACTCTAAGGATAATATCCTTAGACCCCTATACCGAGAAGAGAATGCCCCCCACACTCCCTGTGGGGGAGCTCTTCTCAAATTACAGAGTGTTTGGATTGGGGAGTCTCCCAGTCGCTGGCCCTTCGGTGGGAACCACTCTGCAAATAAAACCAAATAAATAAACTACATATGGGTAAGTTAGGTAAAATCTCAACAATTAAGAAGGAGTATAATAACTCACAACTTCAGACAATGCAAGGTGGTCTTGCACTTAAAGGCTTAACACGTATTCCTGGAACAGGGGTGTTTAAATATCCCTACAAGGAGCTGGATGGTCAATACAGAACAGGACTTGATCCTAATGCTGCATACATCCGCAGAATCCAAGATCCTCTAGAAAGAGAAATGGAAACTGAACGTGTTACAAAACTTAAAGACAAGCTGCAAGCTGCACTTGGTGATATTGACTTAGGTCCTCGTTCTAGTTTCTGGAACTATGGATTGTCTACATCTACACAAGATAGTTTGCATGTTCAACCTGTGAAATTGCTGGATGGTGATAACTTCTTTGATCTTGCTATTCCTCTTCAGGAATTAGCTTTCTCTTGGTTACGTGTTCATCCAACAATTGCAAGCTCATATCAAGCTTGGGAGCGTGGTGAATATGCTGCTGAAACTCAGTTCTATGTAGCTGATGATGAAATCGAGAATGCTGTACTCTTCAAGAAGAAGCAACTTATCAATAAAGCTATTGTTAAGTTTGACAGTATGACTCCTGAGAAGAAGAGAAAAGTGGCACGTTTGTTGGGACTACCTGTAACTGATGATACTAAAGAGGAAGCAGTTTACAACCTTGTAGACAATGTCCTTAAACAAACCGAGTTTAAAAACGGTAAGTATCAAGGGTTAAATCCTGTTGAAGTGTTCACACGCTTTGCAGATATGAAGGATAACTTACTACATATTAAAGACTTAGTGAAACAAGCAATCACTCACTCTGTTTATAGAGCTAAGCCAAATGGTAAAATCTATGAAGGTGAGTTTGAAATAGCTAAGGACGAAGATGATTTAATTAAACAACTTGCAGATGATGATAACCAAGACTTGCTCTTGACCCTCGAAGGTAAGTTGAAAACTAAGAAATTAGCTGCAGTATGATACCAGTAGACAGTTTGTTGTACAAGATAGACCAAAAACTAAATAAACTGTCAACCAACATTCACCAGCAAATAAACTTAGAAGATAAGATATTGGCTTTGAATGAAGCCCAAATAAAGCTGATAAAACAAAAGGTTGATGGTTTTAGTGTAATAAGTGGAATGGGACTCGACGCTTTCAAGAAGCGTTATGAGGACCTCCAAAGCTTGGTTATAACCTACAACCACCAGCCCCTTAAGTTGAAACTTAAGAACAAAGAACTAAATCAATGGTTTGCCAATATACACCTACTTGATCCCAAGTATATGTTCTACATAGATGCATATGTAATTGCGGACAAGGGAGTGTGTAAGGACAGAAAGATCTGGATTAACAGAGACTTGGCTAAACATGGTGACCTTCAGTTCATTCTGAATAACGATCACTACAAACCAAGCTTTGAATACCAAGAGACTTTCAACTTCCTTTCGACAGATGAAATAAGCATCTTCACTGATGGCACGTTCACACCAAAGCATATCTACATGTCATACATGAGATATCCTGTTTACATAGACAAAACTGGTTATGTAAGATTTGATGGAACTGACTCAGTGGACCAAGACTGCGAACTTGAACTCTATCTAGAGGATGAATTGGTAGACTTAACAGTACAAAACCTGGCTATGTACACAGAGAACGCTGCTGCTGTTCAGAGTGCACAGTTCAGGATACAGACAAACGAATAAATTTTTTAATCACCTAAAATAAAGCAAAATGGCTGATTTTTCATTAACTACGCTCTTCGTAGTACCAGTAGGGCAAACTGCGCTCCCTAGCTCTGGATCTACGCAAGACTTAACAGCAGGTCAGGTAGGTATCTACAAAGCTGACTACACTGTTGCCAACGCTGGTAACATTGCTGCTGCTCCTTACTTTTATATTGCGCAGGGCCGTACTAACACTTATCTGCAAGGCTCTAAGCGTTCTGATAAGATTAAAGGCTGTCCTTCAGGTGCTGGTTGCAATAGCAACGTAACTGAGTGGTATAAAGTGAACGGTTGTCCTACACCATTGACTCAGATCACTGATGTAGTTAACTGGAACGTACAGTGTGGTGACATTGTTACCTTGACACTTCGTGCTCACTCTAGCTACTTGGATACTTTGTATTTCAACGGTTTCACTCGTTCAGTGACTGTAAATGCTCCTTGTTGCAACTGTGGTGATAACCCATGTGACACTGTAGACATTCCTGCATTCATTGATGATGTTATCTACCATTTGAATTTGCAAGCTCCAGGTAACAACCCTGATAACATCACTTTCTCTGACTTCTATCAGTTCCAGAGAATTGGTAACGACCAAAACGCTTTCTTGCGTATCACTGGTAAGCCTCTTACCAAATATGGTCAGCCTTGTGATGTTGCAGCGTTTCCTTTCGAGTATGACAGAATGTGGTTCCGTACATTCGTATTCAGTGGACCTGCTACAACTGCTGACTTCATTGTAGCTGATCCTTGTAACATTGTTGCTGATCCTGTAGTTGTACAGCGTTCTTCTTACGCTACTGGTACTTCTGCTGAGATTGCACAATTGGAGAAAAACTTCTACAGCTACCAAGCTGGTTACTTGAAGCATTTGTACAGAATGAATGGCTACAACGAGAACTTTGAATCTTGGGTTAGTGATGGTACAACTTATACCACCTACTACATCAAATTCAATGAGCTTGACAAGTCTGCATACAGCTGGGGTGACTACATCAAAGAAGATAGCACTGTAATCATCGCTGTTGAAAAAGACAGTCTTGCTGAAGCTGCTATTGAAGCTGTTCTTGTAGCTGGTCTTGGTGCAGTGGCTGATGAGAATGGAGTTTGTGTAACAACTACTTCTACCACAACCACAGTATGGCCTTCTACTTCTACTACTACAACCTTGATTCCGTAATAGTAGGATAGTAACATAGATTATATTAACCTAAGCCAGAGGTGAGAGGATACAAACTCAGATCCTCTGGCTTATTTATTTAAAACAACATGGCAGATTTAAAACTAGATATATTGGTGATCCCTACATATAATGTAACCACATTGGGGGTTGCTGATGCTTCTACCTATCCAACTAATCCACCTGTTGTTTCTGGTGCTACGATTGAGATTACTGTTCCTGGATTTGGTACATTCTTTAAACCGTTCAGTGTTAACGACTTTAACATATTCACTACATCAAACTTGGGCATAACACCTCCAGGGATAGATCAACCTCTTCCTGATGGTGTGTATCGTTTGAAATATTCTGTTGCTCCTGCGTATAAAAACTTTGTAGAAAAGTCTATTATGCGCATTGAACAGCTACAAGAAAAGTTTGATGGTGCGTTTATGAAGTTGGATATGATGGAATGTGATAGAGCTATAAAAACACAAGCGTTTGTAGATCTGAACACCATAAACTTCTTCATCCAGGGAGCTCTAGCTGCTGCAAATAACTGTGCTGATGTTGAAGCAACAAAGATGTACAATCAGGCAGATATGATGCTGAATAACTTTATTAAAAACAATTGTGGCTGTTCTGGAAACAACTACGTCATAAACTTCTACTAATATGGCAGTATGTAAAAAATGTGGAGCTAAGGTTGGATGTGGATGTCAATTGATTAACGGTCTTTGTGCAGCATGTAACAGTGCTGTAAAACAAGGAAGAAAACTTATAGGAAATGTTATCACCCAGGCTTACAAGTTGTCCAGAATGCGCTAGTATTCCTGCACTTATTGCTACAATAGATTGCAAGCTAGCTGAATTAGGAAACAACTTATACAATAATGTTGTATTTATGTTGAACCAGCCTGTACCTGGAGGTGTGATGCTGGCCCTCATAAACTACAGAAGAATACTTGCTTACAAGTATTGTAACCCCGATTATGCTGCTCCATATACAGTGAATATGATAGCTAGCAGAGTAAAACTTTTAAAATATAAATAAATGTCTAACAATTGTTCAAATTGCTATAATGGTTGTGCAGAAACCATATCTGATCAATGTGTAAGATATACGGGTGTTGATGTTCCCATTTTGGGAATTCAGACAGGAGATTCTCTCTCGTATGTTGAACAAGCTTTGATTACATTTCTAGTTTCTACACTAGATGGTACAGGAATAACGCTTGTTATTGATCCTCAAATCATCTGTGAAATTGTAAACAAAAACCTTATAGAATGTGAAGATCTCACTCTTCCAAATGTAATACAAGCATTAATCAAAGCTATCTGTGAGTTAGACGAAAGACTTACTTCTCTTGAACTTGATTTTGCTGCTTTGGAAGGATCATATGATGTAGATTGTCTTGAAGGTGTGAACAGTGGTTCTGGAACCCATGACATTCTTCAGGCAGCTATCAATAAAATATGTGGTCTGGAAATTGACCTTACAGCTCTTGCTATTGATGTAGATACAAACTACGTTAAGTTGTCTGAGCTTAATGCGTTAATTGCAGCCTATCTTGCTAGTGTAGGAACTAGCACCAAGTATTACAATCGTATGGTTCCATACACTGTTGTAGAATTTTATGGTGATCCTACTGGTAAGTTTGATGTAACAGGAGCTGGTACTGGTGACTGGGAGAAGATCTATTTGTGTAATGGTAACAACGGCACTCCTGATAAAAGAGGACGTGTACCAGTTGGTGCTACAACAGGAATGGGTGGTGGAGCTTTGAATCCTGCAGTTGATCCTGCTGTTTCTGGCAACCCTGCTTACACTCTGTTAGGAACCGCTGGTTCTAACACAGTGACTCTTTCAGCTACACAGATTCCTGCTCACTCTCACAGTGCTACAAACACTGTCACTGTTACTAACCACACTCATAATACTGTCCTAGTTGGAAGTCAGGTGGGACTTACATCTACCACTCCTATTGTACAAACTGCTACATATGGAGGCAACACAAGCTATAGCTTGTCAGGTGCTGTAGGCACACCGAATATAGGCACTACTAGTGAGAACAAGAGTGATGTAACAGTGGATACTGTGATTGGATCTACAGGAGGCGGATTAGCCCATACAAACTACCAGCCTGGTCTGGGATGTTATTACATTATGTACATTCCTTAAACTTCTTACGTAAAATGATATTCCTTCCAGAAAATCCTTGCTGTAATCCTGTACCAGTAACAAACACTATTCCTTGCCCTGGATCAAACCCTTGTGCATCAAATATAGTGTCATCTGATTATGTTGGGTATAGTGGCCCTAATCTTCCCTGTACAACCATCCAAACCTGCAATACACTCACAGTGTCTTTGCAGAAGTTAGATGAACAAATCTGCATTCTTAAAAGCACTGTGTATTCTTTACAGCAGCAGATTAATGCAATTAATGCCACTACCACCACAACAACTACACTTATTTAAATCAATAACTCATGACGGTATTAATAACATTAACAACAGCTGGAACTGATACAGGACCATTCGATCTCTATTCAGATGTCGATGGTTATGTGTCAGCATTTGAAACAGGTGTGAGTAAAGCAGCTCTAGAAGCTGGTTATTCTTCAGCTCTTGTTCCAAATGGCACCACAGTGATTAGAGTGAAGTCTACAGGAATTTGTACAAATTATGTAGACATTACAGTAACCACAACCACTACAACAACAACCAGCAGTACAACCACTACAACCACCACTACAGTCTTTGTATGTGCTGATTGTAGAAACTGGGATTATGTTTCAGAAAACATTCCTGAAGCAGGAGACATTATTCACTATTATAGCTGCTATGATGGTTCTGCTCAGAGCATAGCGTTGAGCTTTGGTGATCCTAGTGGAAACTTCTGTAACTGTAATAGTGTAGATCTTCCATACACAGAGAATGGCACTATAATTACAGAGGTGGGAATCTGTACAACCACCACAACTACCACCCTATTTACAAACTTGGTATTTGACTTGTCAACTGGTATAGGTGGATATACAATCGGTGGAATAGATGTAAACTCTGTAACACCAACTCTCACTGGAGGAACAGATGTTCCATTCAGCACAGATACACACTCATACAACACAAGCCAAACAGGCTTAAGTGAAACCTTGAACATATTTGTTTCATCATTCACTTTGAACGGTTGTATCACTGTAACTGACAGCTCTTCAGTGAGTTATCAACAGAATGTGACCTCGTCTGGAACATACACTTTCTCAGGACTAGTTATTGACAACATAACACCTGTCCTTGTAGTGTGTGCAGACAATGTATGCTAATTGACTAAAAAGCCTTGTTTGTTGGTTTTCAAGGCTTCTCCCTGGGGTTTCCACCCTGGGGAGTTTTTATTTTATAACGAAGTTAGTTAGTACCAATAATGAACTTCGTTAAAATAATTTGGAAAATATCAAAAAACTTTCGTACCTTTAGG